GATAGAAGTGAATCAGTACTTAGCTGGGTTCGTAGAAGAGAACGCTTTATGGGAAGACATCAAAACAATAACAGATTAGCTGGTGTTGTTGCCGCGATTAAATGGGGTGGTGTTCTTAACATGGGAGTTCCTGCAATGAAAAAAGTTATTAGTGACCAAAAAAAAGTTGTTAATGCTAGAAGAAAAGAAGCTAGAAAACTAGCAATAAAAATTGCTGATGAAGTAAGTTCTAAAGCTGTTACTTCTGCAATCTCTAAAGCACTAGATAAAAAAGTCGAAGACCATAATTCTAGTAATCCAAAACATAAGGCAACAAAGAGAATGTTAGTATCAGTTTTTAACAGGGGTGTAGGTGCTTATAGAACTAACCCTAGTTCAGTAAGACCAAGTGTTAATTCAGAAGAACAATGGGGATTAGCACGAGTTAATGGGTTCTTGTTTGCTTTGAAAAACGAGAAGTTTAAGAGAAAGCCATACGATACTGATTTATTGCCTTCAAGCCATCCACTCTCATCTAAAAAACAGATGGCTGAAGTAGATAATAAAGTAAAGAACCCAGACACACCTTAAGATAAATACCACGCATTTTAAAGACTTTTGTTAATGTTTATACTATATGCACCTAAATAAATCTGTTAACAGTTTATATAGGAGATGCACTCGTGAGTGAAATTAAAAATATCGACTTAGAATTTAAAGCAGACGGTGAAGGTAAAGTTTCTGCTGTTTTCTCAGTTTTCAATACATTAGATAGTGACGGCGATGTTGTCGTTCCAGAAGCTATCAAATCAGGATTTAAATCAGGTTCAGTTCCAATGGTATGGGCTCATAAATGGGATATGCCAATTGGTAAAGGTGAAATCAAACAAGATGGTGATAAAGCTACTTTTGAAGGTTCATTCTTTATGGATACCGAGTCTGGAAAAGAAGCATACAACTTAGTAAAAGCTATGGGTGACTTACAACAATGGTCATTTGGTTACAGAGTTAACGATAGCGAAAGAGGTAAATTCAAAAGCAGTGATAAAGAAGTTGATGCTAGATACTTAAAAGATTTATCAGTATATGAGGTATCACCTGTACTTGTAGGTGCAAACCAAGATACATACACAATGGCTATTAAATCTAATAAGGAATTACTAGAAGAACTTACAAAAGATACTTTAAGTTCAGATTCTTTTATAGAAAAAGAGCCAGAAGAAAAACCAGCAGAAGAAATTGTTGCTCATGATGCAAATGCAAAACACTGTGAATGTTGTAGTAAAGGATATGGTTCTTGTGACTATGACAAAACAGGTAAATGTGCAAAAGAGATGAAAAAATCTGCTGACATTGATGAAGTTTCAGAGGAAGAAAAAAAATCTTTCTCAGAAGAAGTTAAAGATGTGCTTGCCGCATTAAATAACTTAATGACACGAGCTAACGCCATTGCGATGTTGCGTGCCAAGGATGGGAGAAAAATAGGAACCAAGGCAACTGAGGCTTTAAGGGCAGTTCAGGAAGACCTTATAGATGCATGGACTGAAATAGATTCATTTATCTCTGAGGTTGGAACCGAAGAAGCTTTAAATGTTGACTTAGAAGAAGAACAAGCTGAAGAGCCTGTAGATGTTGTTGAAGAACCAACAGATACAGTCGATACTGAAGAAGTAGCTGTCGAACCAGAAGAAGATACAGAGAATCCTGAAGAATCTGATGAAGTAGAAGAAGTAGTTACTGAAGAAGTTCCAGTAGATAACACTGAATCAGTTGATAGTGATGACTTGGAAGATGATGTGTGGATAGAAAGCCAAAGATTAATAGCAGAAGCTATTGATGTAGAAGCAACCGACAACGAAGTATAAGTAATCTAATAGGAGATAATTTACAGTGAGTAAAGTACAAGAGCTTAGAGAAAATATTGCTAAGTCTCGTGAAGAACTTAAATCTGTATTTGATGCTCCAGCTGAAGAAGGCAAGTACTCTAATGACCAAAAAGAGAAAATCAAAGGTCTTAATGAGGAACTTGCTGGTTCATTAGACGAGCTAAAGATTGAAGAATCTAAAGCTGCTAATGAAAAAGCTATGGAAGTTAGCAACGAAGTTGTTAATGAACTTCCTGTAGTTGAAGAAGCTCCAGCTGGCGTTAAATCAATAGGTGAGCAATTCACAAATACTGACGCTTATGCAAAATACATGAGCAATGGTGTTAAAGGCGTAGATTCTCAAGCAGAATTTAAAACAACATTAAATACCACAGGTTATCCACCAGAGTCGTTAAGAGCACCTGGAATATTAGAGACAGCTTTAAGAGACCCTAATGCTGTTATTGGATTGTTTGACCAAATTCAAACATCCCAAAACGCATTTGTATATCTTGAAGAGACAACATTCACAAACAATGCAGGTGAAATTGCAGAATCTGGAGACATCTCCAGTGCAAACGAATCAGCATTGGCTTTCACAGAAAGAACAGAGAGCATTCGTAAGATTGCTACTTTCTTGCCTGTGACAGATGAATTGTTGGCTGACGTTTCTGGTATCCAAGGATATGTTAATTCACGTCTCACAACAATGATGAGATTAAGAATGGACAACCAATTACTAAATGGTAATGGTTCCGCTCCAAACTTGACTGGTGTATTACAAAAATCTGGTATTAACACATTTGACTATTCTTCATATTCTGGAGAATTAAGCAGACTTGGACAAGTGTATCAAGCAATTACAGAAATCAGAAAAGACGCTTTTGTCGAACCTGATACAGTAGTTATGCACCCAAGTGACTGGTATCAAATTGTAACAGCAGTTACAGACCAAGCAGGAGATGCAGCCGCAGGTCTTGCTTCTAAGAATCCATTAATCGTAGCCGCAGGTGGCTTTGGTGGCGATGTAGCCGCTAGATTATGGGGTCTTAAAGTAGTTCCGAGCACAGCAATCGCAGAAGGTACCGCATTAGTCGGTAAATTCGGTGGTGGCGATGCTGCTCAAATTGTCATGAGGGAAGGTGTTGACCTTGCCGTATCTGACAGCCATAGTGACTTCTTTGCGAAGAATCAACTAGCTATCAGATTAACCATGAGAATGGGCTTTGTGGTCTATAAACCAACAGCTTTCTGTTCTATAACAAACTTCTAAGTTTGATTTAGACGATAGTGTGAAGAGCCCTCTTCGGAGGGCTTTTCTAATACCAAGTAATTTTATTTTATAAGTTAGGATTAATGATTATGTATACAATTCCAGAAAAAAATATTTATAAGCTACCTGATGGAAAGCTATGGGAAGGTGACCCAGTAGATGTGCCAACTTCACAAGCTGACCTAATTGCTAAAGCTGGTAAAGAATATCCAACTGACTGGCTCAAAGAGCAAGGTTGGGGTAAAAAAGACAAGCCTGCTAAGAAAAAAGCAGCAAAAAAACCAGCCAAAGCAGTTAAAAAATCAGAAGTAGAAGATAAAGCTCTAAAAGATTTCGATACCGAAGATAAGTAAGGAGGTCTAAATGGCTTTCTCAACGGCAGCCGATGTCGAAGCTTATACTCGTATTGATTTTGACAGTGGTTTAGAGTCACATTTAACAGATAATTTAATACCTTTTGTAGATGAATCTATTGTTCAATTTGTAGGATATGATTTAGAACAACAAACTCAAGTTGAAACATTTACAGGTGACCAAACTAAAGAAGTTTTCTTAACACATATGCCTGTAAGGTCTATTACCTCAGTAGTTGAAGATGACTTTACATTAACTGAAGGTTCATCAGCAGATTTTATTTTTTATCCTAATGGTAGAGTAAGAAGATTAGGTAAGAGATGGTATTATGCAAGAGAAAGAAATATTGTAATAACTTATGTTGCTGGATATACACCTCATGGTGGTGGTCTATCTACAGACTTACCTACTGTAATTAAAATGGTATCTGCTAGAGCATCGGCAAGACTTTTAGAAGCTGTATTAGTAGTTTCATCACAGCAAGAACCTGCTGAAATAGGAGACCAAAATGTATCAGCTGGAACAGCTGGTAATTTTAATTTAGCAGGAACTGAAAGAATTGGTGATTACTCAGCTACCTATAGCATAGGACTAGATGCTTTATCTTTACCACCTTTATCACAATCAGACAGGTCATTACTTTCACCATTCAGGAAATCTTTTTTCGTGTAAATCATGCCTAATAAAAAAGCACCTAGTGTGGAGGAGGCAAAAACTCTATTTTTAGAAAACCCTAATAAATTACTTAAGGAATGGTCTAAAGAATGGGGTGTCTCAGTAGAAAGGGTCAGGCAATTAAAAGTTCAAGCTGGTTTATCTATAGGTAATGACATAGATTACGAAGTTGCAGAACAAGTTATACAAAGAATACAATCTGGTTATGGAACTATAGCTACTAGAAAAACATATAAGGGTTTATCAGTTGGTTATGACAAGTTTAGAACTTGGTGTGTCAAAGATGTAGAACTTAGTAAACGAGTAGAACAAGCTCGTGAAAATTTTTTAAATGCTAGTTACAATCCAACAGAAAAAGTTTGTTATAAATGTTCTGTTAATAAATCTATTAGTGAATATAATAAATCAGCAAAATATAAAGATGGATACAACAGATATTGCAAAGTATGTCATTCACAGATAAAAGACAATAAAGTAAAGATAGACAAAAAAACTTGCATGATGTGTAAACAAAGTCTTTCTCCTAGCTCATTTGATGGCAATTCAAAATTTAGAGATGGTCTTTCATTGTTTTGTAAAACTTGTAAATCGAAAGAAAGAAGAAAGACTAGAAGAATTAACGAAAATCTAGGCATTTAATATAAAGACAGAGATTCTACTTTCTCATACTATATTTATTGTATGGCAGGTGAATACCCTAAAAGACTACTAATAAATACAGTAAACATACAAAGAGTAAGTAATACTGCTGTTGATTCTCGTGGTTTACAAAGTGATTCTTGGTCAAATATTGCTACAGGTATTAAATGTAGGTTGACTATGCAAAATGAAGCAGAGAATAGAAGTGGTAGAAACACAATAGTACAGTCATGGGTTTGTATTATACCTGGTAATCAAGATGTTAAAGCATCTGATAGAATTTATGAGCCTAGCACAGATAAGTATTTTGAAATAAATAGTGTCAATCCATATACAAATAGAGTAGGAAGAGTATTTCACAAAACATTGTCTTTACTTTATAGAGAATAATGGCTAAAAGAGTATCAACAAATCTTGGTGAAAAGGTAATTGTTGAACAGAGACAGTTTGTATCTGAAAGTCGTAAACAATTTTTTCTTTCACAAAGACAAGAAGCAAAATTATATAAAGTAAACAGAAGTTTTTTATGGGCAAAATCTTTTGGTGCTCAAACTGCTGTAACAAATAATTTAGTCAATTTATCTTATGGATTTCTACAGGGATTAAATGACATATCTGCTTTTTTCGTTACAGACAATTTAACAAAATCATTAGCTGCTCGTTATGCGTGGACAAAAGGTGGTAAGTTTTTAGCAGGAATACAAAACAAAGTTGTACCAAGTGGTTATGGTCCTGTTTCAAGAGCTTTGCGTGTGCAAGCAGGTAGACAATCAAAAAATATACTATCTAAAATGTCATCTAAGTTTTTTGTTAATTCTGAATTGACTATACATAATGTTAAGAGTTTTGAAGATGAAATTAAAAGACAAATAAGAGATGGTAGAGGTATTGGTAGGCAATGGTCTTTAATGACAGCAGCTAATGCAATATCTAGTGCACCTGACCCTTACCATCAAGCAGCTAAACTTATGGGTGGTTATGGCAAAAGAAACATGACTTCTGATACTGATTTTGCAAGCAATCAATTTTTTCTTAAAAATACAGATATGTTTAAAAATCTTTTGTCTGAAGGAATGAATGTTTCAGAAGCAAATCACTATTTAAAATTTATGAAAACAGGTTCAAATCCTAATAATTTATTAGATGACTATAGACAAGCTATAGCAAGAAAGACCCCTAACCCTAGACATTATGTTAAGGATATTAGAACAGGTGAAATGTCAGATGATTTAGAGGGTTTGATAGATGAAATTGAAGATTCAGTAAAACCTGCTAAAGAAAAATTAGCAACAAATTATGAAAAAAGAAGAAAAGATGGAGACTATGAAATTATGGGTAGGCAATATTTAGGTATGGACCCTGAAACTGGTGAGCCAAGATATAGAGACTCCAAAACATATCCATCATTTGGTTTTAACATAGGTGAAAATTCAACTGATGCTACTTTCTTTAGACAGTTTTCAGGTAGTGAAGTAGATGACATGATAGAAAGGATGATAGGTAAAACAAGTGGTAGCTTAACTAAATATGGTGATGATTTAGAAAATTATTCGGCTAAATTTGAGATTTTATATGACACAGCTAGAAAATTAAATCATATAGCTAGAGCGAGAAGTAAAGATACAGCACCTTTGATGCCTAAAGGAAAATTAAATATGGCAAGAAGTTATGCACAGGCAAGAAGAAGAGGTGGAGATATAAAAAATGATGGTGTAAGACAAGCTGTACAATTTTTAAACATGACATCAATGGGTATACATGGTGCTCATAGACCAGGTGGAGATGCAGGTGGAACAAGAAGAGATGCTGAAAGATTAGTAGAGATGGTGTTAGGTGCTGAAAAAGGTTTAGGTGATTTTCAAGAAATGTCAGTAATGGTTGGTGGTGGTTTTGGTAGAAATGACACTAAAGGATTCAATAGTTCATATTCAAATGTAATTTTACAAAACAATCCAGCAAAAGCTAACTACATACCATCAAGACAACAAATACAAAAAGCTATACACATTATTCCACCAGAGGATATGCCTAAAGATGATGCATTTTTATCTTTTGGTGTTAGCTTTGGTGGTAGCACACCTCGTTCACAATTTGCAGACTCAATAGTAGATGCTCAACAAATTGAATATGGTGGTCCTGCAACAACTGTACAAACACCATACGCATATCCAAGAAGTTTATTTTTAAATAATGCTGCTTATAAAACTGCCCAAAGTTTAGGTATAAATGCGACATTTAGATTTGGCGGTATGCAAAAAGGAAGCTTTACACAATCATTAACTAATCAAACATTAAGAGGTATATCTCCTCGTGAAAAAGACAGAGGTTTTAACTTACTTGCTGATTATAGATTAAAAACAATAATGAACGCTGAAAACGCTATCTATCAAGATAGGTTGAGGTCAGGTAGGGTTAAGTCAATAAATCCTAGAGCTAGCATATTTGATGACCCATTGAGAAAACAAATGGATGCAGTAGAACAAGCAAGAGCAAGTATTAACAACACTGAAGCATTTAATAAGTTACAAGGTATTGGTGCAAGTGCATTTATGGTTGATGTATTAGAAGATGGTACAGAGATAGTCAGAAAACATAAATTAGAACCTGTATCTGATTTAAGTTCTCCTAATTTAGGAAAGACACCACAAGAAAGATTTAACGAGTCAACTAGAAGAGATGGTAGAAGAAGAGCAGGTGTTAATGATGAAAGAAGTTATATTAATGCTGCAAGAATACAGGATAGATTAATGAATATATTAAGAAAAGAAATTAACTTTCAAGATGGTCCATTCAGAACAAGTATATACAAAGGTATACCAGGAACAGAAGGCTCAGGTGCAAGCATGTTTGACCCTAAAGACTATGAATGGATATATACAACAAGAATACCTAGGGGTATGGTAGATGCAGGATTAACTTCGGAACAATCAATTATTGATTATATAGATGAGATATATACAAAAGATAGAAACATGGCTATTGATAATTTTCGTAAAGATTTGTTATTAAGAAGTCCTGGTACACAAGAATTAAGAGATATTGCAATAGCAGAAGTAAATGCAAAAGGAAATTACAACCCTATTGATGCCGAAAAAAAGGCAGAAGATGTGCTTGAAAGACTGCAACTAGAACAAGGCTACCACATTGATAATGAAATTATGAGGTATGAAGCTGAATGGGATGCTAATGCAGATAGACATTTTGAAGAAACATTAGATAGGACTGTAGATGAAATAGGACAATATTTATTAGCTGTATCTAAGAGCACTGGAGATGAAGCAATGAGTTTTTACAATTCTGGACTTGGTAAATTTGAAAAAGCACCATCTTTTAGAGAAATTGAAAGTGACATTCAAAGCACATTTGAAAGTGCACAAAAAGAATATATAGATTCAAGAATTGCTAAGGGAGATAATTTAAATCAAATATTAAGTTCAAAAGAATTTAAAGAGTTCTTAGCAATACAAAGAGGTATTATGAAAAATACATATAGCGAATATGGAATTGAGTTTACAACATCAGAAAGTGGTAGAAAGGTTATAGCAGTATTTCCAGGCAGAGATGATGAAGAAGATTTAAGAATTACACTTGAGCAATATATTCGTGATGATGCTGATAGAAAATTTGATGCACCAAGTAACTATGATGCTGATTATATAGAAAGGGTCAGATTGGATATGGACCCAGATAATGTAGGTGAACTATATATTGAAGGTTATGATGGTAAATCCATACCTGGAGATTTTAGAGATACTGGTGTTCAAGGTGACCCAGTATTTGAAGAGTTCTTAAGGGGCGATTCATCCGACAAAAATTTTGTAGAAAACTTTATGGTTGTTTTAAGAGAATTAAGAATATCTGACAGTGGTAAAAGAAGTAAAGGGTGGTCTGTAAAAGAAATTTATGGAGATTATGTAGTTGTAGATAGTAATGAGGGTCAAAAACAAAAAGACTTTACTACTTCAGGTCAATTAGGAAAAGCACTAGAAAACATTGCTGCAGATATAAACCAAGGCGAAAATACACAGACTTTAGCTTTATTGCTATTTGGTTATGGTGATGAACTGTTTAATACTACTTTTAAAGTTATAATGGAAACTTCTTCACAAGTTGGTTCAGACCAAAGAATTTTTTCAGAGGTAGCTCCTAGAAGAGAGGTATTAGAATTGTTAAATCGATTACAAAATTCTGGTGACCTAGTAAAGAAAAAAAGAGCAGTTAAGGATTTTTATATGAATATGGGTTACAGATACTAATAACATATTGTAAGAATTGCTATGGTAGTATTTTTATATGCCAAACACAAGAGACATAAACCAAAAAGTACCACCTGATGCAGAAATTATTGCAAGAGCGTGGATGCTTGACCAATCACCAATAACAGCTTTAGTCGATACACGAGTTGCTACAAGATTACCAAGAGGTGCTGAAATGCCATTTGTAGTTTTGTTTAGAGCTGGTGGTGCATTATTAAATCCTAGAAGTGAAGCACATATTCAAAGTGCTTTAATACCAATGGAATGTTATGCAGGTCGTTGGGGTGGTACTGATGATACTGCTGTTCCTGATTATGGTGCAGCAATGGACTTAGCAAATACCATAATTCAGTCAGCTTTCAATTATAGTAATGGGTATATACAAAGCAGTGATGGTTTAAAAGCCAAAATCTACAGTTTTGAGATTGTGCAAATGCCAACTCGAATTGAAGAAACAACCACTGGTTTGGGAAGATACGCTATCGCATTATCTATGACATATAGAGATGCAAGCTAGGAGATTATATGTTTGGTAACAAAGAACAAGAGAATAAGATGGTGAAAGTTAAACTTAACCCTCTATTTAATAAAGCAAACTCAGCAAGAGATGTCGTGTCTGGAAAAACTTTTCAGACAGGAGAATGGGTGGAAATTGAGTCCGAAGACTGGGATAGGCTAAAGGAAAAAAGCTGGACCTTAGATGGTAAAGCATATCCTTTGCTTATTGAAGTTGATGAGGAAGTCACTGAAGAAGAAGACAATGACGCTTCAGAGGACTATGTGGATAAAGACATTGAAGACTTTGCCGATAATGGCAGTGTCTTGCAAGATACTGAAGTAGAAGAAGAATAATTAGGAGATAAATTATGCCAAACACAAATGGTACAATATCTGAAGTTATTGTTGGTACTGGTGTACTTTATGTTGCAGCAATATCCAATGATGGTAACGCTACTGGAGACTATGTAGCTTTTCCTGGAGACAACACTGGAGCATGGGCTGACCCTGCTGCAGACTGGGTCGACGTTGGGTATTCCGAAGACGGCTGGACTCTTGAAATGGATAAAACATTTGAAGACATTATGGTCGCTGAAGAAATTGACCCAATTGCAACATTCAAAACTGCACAAGAAGTTAGATTAACTGGTGAATTAGCACAGGCATCTATGAGTAACTTACAAGTTGCTCTTGCTGGTGGTACTTTCACAGAAGATGATACTGATTATGCATCAGGATACGACAGCTTAAAACCACCTTCAACAGACGACTTTGATGAGAAATCATTGTTGTTAATTGTTGATGGTCCTGCTGGTGCTGATAGACATGTGGAAATTCCTCGTGCTATCAATGTTGGAGCTTTTTCAATGGCTCACCAAAAAGCACCTCAGAAGGTTGTTGTTGCAACTGAGTTCAAAGTACTTAAGCCAAAGTCTGTACAATCAACAAATCAATTCCTTGAATTGTTTAGAATTATTGATAATACAAACGATAGCGATGTATTCGACATTAACTAATAAGGTTAAAAAATAATAATGATAGTGATAGGAGGTCAGTGTGGCTGACAATTTTAAAGATTTCGATTTAGCTCAAGAAGAAGCTGAAGAGAAAGCAATTAAGGTAAAACTAGGTGGAGAAGAGTATACTTTTCCCCATGCTTTACCAGCAAGAACAGTTCTTGCACAAATGCGTTGGATGGATGAGACTGGTTCTATTCCAACACAAGTTATACCTGAATGGTTAGCATCGATTGTAGGACAAGAAGTCTTAGATGAGATGCTTGAAAATGGAGCAACTTGGAATCAACTTGAAGAATTACTTACTTGGTTGTTAGAAAAATATAACTTACAACAAGGTGATGAAGAGGTTGAAACCGAAACTTCCGAAGAGGATGGCTCCCCAAAATAGCGTTTAAGCTCAGTGAAATATGGTTTCGTTGGGCTTCAATAGAATCAGACTTTCAACGACATTACAACATTGATAAACCATTAGAGGTTACTTGGAGAAAGTTTATGATATTACTAACTAATCTACCAGTGGATTCTTCTAATTTCTATGCACCACATTACAATGCTTTGATGAATGATGAGACATATGAGCATGAAGATAGCACAAAACCACAAAGAGGTTGGTGGAAAAAAGAATTAGACAGAATTAGAGGTCGTGGCAACAGACCTAGAGAACAAGTGTCAGTCGAAGATTTTGTTTCTGATGCAACAAATAAAAAGAAGAGAGTTAGGTAATTATGGACAAATATGGCAGTAGCAAAAGGTAAACAAGTAGCAACAGCTACAGTTGGTCTGCAATTCGTAGCAGATGGCTCTGGATTAGGTAGAGCATCAAAACAAATATCTAGTCAATTAGTTTCTTTACAAAGAAAAACTTCTACTGTCGGTAAATCTATGGCAGGTATTGTTCCTGCATTTGCTGCTACTGGTGGTGCAGCGTTTGCCGCTTTTAGATTTGCTACACAACAAGCTATACAATTTCAAGACAGCTTTGCTGGTATAAAGAAAACACTTAACTTTACAAATAGTGCCGTAACAACTACAGAACAAAAATTTAAAAACTTATCATTAGAAATTAGAAATCTTGCTAAAGAAACACCAATATCTGTAAATGAATTAAATAAAATTGGTGAAATTGGTGGACAGTTAGGTATATCAGCTACTTCAATAGGTAAATTTGTTGACACAATATCAAAACTTACTGTAGCTACAACTATGGGTGCAGAGGATGCCGCTTTTGCTATATCAAGACTTGCAAATATCACTGGAACTGCTGAAAAAGATTTAGACAACCTTGCATCTGTATTAGTTAGATTAGGTAACGAATTTGCTGCTACTGAAAGTGAAATAATAAACACTTCATTAGGTATTGCAACCGCAATGGAAGCTTTGTCTAGTGAGTTTACAAATTCAGGTGTAGATGCATTAGCTTTTGCTACAGCCTTAAAAGCTGTAGGTGTTCAATCTCAATCTGGTGCGACTGCCGTACAAAGAGCTTTAGATACTTTAGGTAAAGCTGTTTCTAATGGTGGTAGGGAGTTAGGTTTATTTGCTGACTTAGCACAAATGAGTGAAAAAGCATTTAGTGATTTAGTTGCAATAGACCCAGCAAGAGCATTTTTAGCATTCTTACAAGGATTAAGAGCTGTTGATAACGCTGGTGGTAATACATTTGCTGTATTAGAAGAGTTAGGTTTAGCACAACAGAGAACAGTAAGAGCTTTAAGAGCTATGGCCTTTGCTGCTGATGATGTCGAAAGAGCTTTAAGTACTGCTAATGAAGAATTTTCTATAAATACAGCACTTACTGAAGAAGCTGAAAAAAGATACGAAACATTCACTTCTCAAACTGGTATTTTAAGAAACAATATCAATGAGATAGGTATTGCTATGGGAGATGAACTTCTTCCAGTAATGACAGATGTCATAAAATCTTTTTCAACAATAGCT